TTATGCAAGTGCAATTACTGCAGGTGATATCAATAAGTTGCAGAGAAAGCATAAAAACTTTCTAAATGATATGACTGTAGATGGAATGGTTGATCTTATAATAATGAAAGCTGAAACCAAAGATGGTGAAAAAGCATTTACATTAGAAGATAAACGATTTTTAATGAGTGAAGATGTAAACATTATTGCTAATTTATCTGCAAAAATGTTCGGTGATCCTGTTTCTGTCGAGGAGCAGGAAAAAAACTAAAGAGCGATTTGTTAAGGTTTAATTTATTAGCTTTAGCAGATCGCTTACATAAAACAGTTGATGAAGTTGAACATTTGACTTTATCAGAAATAAATGAGTGGCAAGCATATTTTAAGGTTTTAGAAGATGGCAGATCCAACAAGAATTAAAATTACTGCTCTTGATGCAACCAGAAATGCCTTTAGAAGTGTTACAAGAGGTCTAAAAGGAATAACTGGTGCAGTATTTAGCCTTAAAACTGGATTAGTTGGATTAGCCGGTATTGGTGGTTTTGGTTTATTAGTTAAATCATCATTGCAGAGCATTGACACTTTAGGTAAAACAGCAAGCAAATTAGGTGTAACAACCAAAGAATTAGGTGCATTAAGATTTGCAGCAGAAATATCTGGTGTTGAAATCAGAACTGTCGATATGGCAACACAAAGATTTACCAGAAGATTAGCCGAAGCAGCTAATGGAACTGGTGAAGCAAAAGATGCATTAAAAGAATTAAATATAAATGCTAGTGAAATATCAAAATTACCTTTGCAAGAGCAAATGCTTAAATTATCAGATGCTTTTGCTAATGTTGAAAGTAGTTCTGAAAAAGTTAGATTAGCATTTAAATTGTTTGATAGTGAGGGTGTTGCATTTGTCAATATTCTTAAATTAGGTTCAGATGAATTAAGAAACTTATTCAAAGAAGCAGATGATTTAGGAATATTATTATCTGGATCAGCAGTTCAAGGTGTTGAAAAGGCTAATGATGCTGTTTTAAAGTTAAGTAAATTATTTAAAGGTATAACAGATCAAACTGTAGCAGCTTTAGCTCCTGCATTAGAATATTTAGCTACTATCTTAAAAGATAAAATCTTAGATACTATTAAGGGTTCTAATGAAAATGTTAGTGCTTTTGGAAGAACTTTAGCAGGTGAATTTTTACAATCATTAAAAAATGTTGTTGTAGCCTTACAAGGTTTTTTAAATGGAATGGTAAAAGTTATAAATGCGATTATGACTTTTTCACCATTTACAAGAGATATTTTTAAAAACTTTGACCAATTAAAAGAAATTAATATCGATTTTACTAAAATGGATGAATTAATTAGGAGAGTGGGAACAAGGCAAAAAGAAATTAAAATTGATACAGATAATGCAAATAAATCATTTTCAACAATGGATCAAATATTTAAAGGTCTAAAAGGTGGATTAGATGATTATGTTAAAGGAATTAATACTTTAGATCTTTCATTAGCTGATATAACTAGTAAAGGTTTAAAATCTTTTGAAGATAGTTTACTAAGTATTTTTGATAAAACTAAAACTGTAAAAGAAGCATTTAGCGATATGGCTAGATCAATAATCTCCGATCTTATTAGAATGGCTATTCAACAACAAATTACTAAACCTTTATTTGGTGCATTAAGTGGAATGTTTGGTGGAAATGCTTCTTCTGCACCAATATCGGGAAAAGCTATAGGTGGTTCTGTGCAAGCTAATAAACCCTATATGGTAGGTGAAAGAGGTGCAGAGTTATTTGTTCCTAGCAGAAGTGGTTCAGTAGTTCCAAATAATCAATTATCAAATGGTGGTGGAGTAGTTATTAATCAAACCATTAATGTGACTACAGGTGTTCAGCAAACAGTCAGAACAGAGATTGCCAATCTAATGCCTAGAATAGCACAAGCATCTAAACAAGCAGTCTTAGAAAGCCGTCAGAGGGGTGGTTCATTCGCAACTGCTTTTGGTGGTTAATAATGGCTATATCTTATCCACTAGCTACACCAACCAATAAAACAATCCAACAAGTTGCATTCTTTGCAAGAAATACAGTTGCAATATCACAATCACCTTTTACCTATTCGCAACAAGTGCATAAATGGACAGGTCAAAGATGGGAAGCTGATATTACATTGCCACCTATGAAAAGAGCAGATGCAGAGGAATGGATATCTTTTTTAGTCAAGTTAAAAGGTTCATATGGAACATTTTTATTAGGTGATCCATCAGCAGTAACACCTAGAGGAACTGCATCAAGTTCTCCCGGCACACCTGTAGTCAATGGTGCTAGTCAAACTGGGGATCAATTAATTATTGATGGTGCAACTGCAAGTCAAACAGGTTATTTAAAAGCAGGTGATTATATTCAATTAGGTTCTGGAGCATCTGCTAAGTTTCATAAAGTATTAGAAGATACAGATACAGATGGTTCTGGTAATGCCACACTAACAATATTTCCAGATCTTAGATCATCACCTGCAGACGATGCAACTGTAGTTGTAACAAATGCAAAAGGTGTATTTAGATTAAATGAGAATGTTGTTAATTGGAATGTAAATGAAGCATCTATTTATGGAATAACATTTGGTGCTATAGAAAGTTTATAAATGACTAGATCAATCACTTCAAATATGTTGACACAATTATCAGCTAAAGAAGTTGAATTGTTTTTGGCAATAAAATTAAACTTTGATAGTGGAACAATCGCATTATGGACTGGTTATGGTGATATAACTTTCGGTTCACAATTATATACTGGTGCAGGTACATTATTAGGATTTTCTGTAGTAGAAGAAACATCTGAGATTGCTGCTAGAGGTGCGCAAATTACTTTAGATGGTATTCAAACATCAATCGTTTCATTAGCTTTAACTGAAAGCTATCAAGGCAGACAAGCATTAATATATTTGGGTGCATTATCATCTGGTGCAGTTGTTGCTGATCCCACATTAATATTTGATGGTCGAATGGATGTTATGACTATTGAAGATAGTGGTGATACTTGCACAATTTCATTGACATTAGAAAATAGATTAATTGATTTAGAAAGATCAAGAGTTAGAAGATATACCCCAGAAGATCAAAAGATTAATTTCCCAAATGATAAAGGTTTAGATTTTGTTTCAGATTTAACAGATAAAGTGGTGCAATGGGGTGGAAACTAGAGTTTCAAATTGGGAAAATCTTTTAGTTCAATATTTAGAAGATTGTAGAAATAAACCCTTTAAATGGGGTGAACATGATTGTGCATTATTTACTGCTAAATGGGAAAAAATATTAATTAATAAATCAAGATTTTCTGAATTTTTTAACAAATATAAAACTGCTTTAGGTTCTTTTAGGGCATTAAAAAAATATGGAAAAGGTGATCTAGTTAGTACAGTTGATGCTAAACTAGATAAAATTGACAAGAAAAAAATTACAAGAGGTGATATAGTAAGTGTAAATACAAATGAGGGTATTGCTTTGGGTATTTATACAGGTAGTAAAATTGCAGTTGTTAGTTTAGATGGATTAATATTTTTATCGCTAGATGATGCGATAGATTGTTGGAGAATATAATATGCCACCAGTAGTCGTAGGAGCAGCAATAGGTGCAGCAGCATCAACAGCTATTGGTTATTATGTTACAGGAACAGTAATTGCATCAACAATAGTTTCATCATTCGCAACTAGTTTTGCTGTATCTTTAGCAGGAAGTGTTGCTCTTAGTGCATTATCTGGAAAACCTAGTGGTAGTTTTGGCGCACAAGGTCAAGGTGTTCTTAACCGGGATCAAATGGTCAAACAAGCAATAACTAATCGCAGAGTTATTTATGGAACTGCAAAAGTTTCCGGCCCACTTGTTTATATGGAAACAACCGATAATAATAAATATCTTCATATGGTTATAGCTTTAGCATCACATGAAGTTACAAACATTCCTTATATATATATTGAAGATGATAAAGTAAGTAATTTTGATGCTAATGGTAATGTTCAATCTGGTGATTATAAAGATAAAGTTAGGGTAAAATTTCATTTAGGTGCTTCAGATCAAACTGCTGATGTAGATTTAGTTGCTGAAAGTGGTGGTGATTGGACTAACGACCATAGATTACAAGGAATAGCATATATTTATGTTAGATTAGAGTTTGACCAAGATGTTTTCCCTAATGGAATACCTAATATATCTGCATTTGTTAGTGGGAAAAAAGTTTTTGATCCGAGAGATAGTACAACACATTTTTCAACTAATCCTACATTATGTTTAAGGGATTATTTGTTAGATACTGATTATGGTTTGGGGGTAAATTCATCAGAAATAAATGATGCTAGTTTTATAACTGCAGCTAATGAATGTGATGAAACAGTAAATCTAAGTGGTGAAGAAGTAGATTTTAGATTAGGTGATTTACCTGTTACATATACAGAAGAGTTTACTGTTGATGGTTTTACATTCACAACACAAGCTGCTCAAGGTATTTCATCAGAAGATACTGCAAATCAAACTATTGAAAATAGATATACTATGAATGGAACATTCGACACGAATGAAACACCAAAATCTATAATTGAAAATATGTTAACGTCATTAGGTGGAATATTTACTTATACTGCAGGTGAATTTGCGTTAAAAGCAGCATCATATATAACTCCATCAGATACTTTAACACAGGATGATTTAAGATCTGGTGTTAGTGTCAAATCAAAAGAAAGCCGTAGAGATCAATTTAATGCAGTCAAGGGTGTTTTTGTTTATTCAGCAGAAAATTATAAACCAACTGATTATCCATCAATAACATCATCAACATTTGTCGCTGAAGATAATAATGAAACAGTTTTTGCTAATATAGATTTTCCTTATACTGTTTCACCATCAATGGCACAAAGATTAGCTAAAATTGCATTGTATTCTAATAGAGAGCAATTATCTTTGGTTTTCCCTTGCAATTTAAGTGCATTTAAATATCAAGTTGGTGATACTGTAATGGTTAATTTAGATCGTTATGGATTTTCTTCTAAAGTGTTTGAAGTTGCAAAATGGTCTTTAGCATTAGATCAAGATGATAATGGTCAACCTATTATGGGTGTTGATTTATTATTAAAGGAAACAAGTTCTGCTGTTTATGATTGGAATGCAGAAGAAACAACATTTAGCCTAAATAATACAACATTATTTGATGCTAAGACTGTTGCTGCACCCGGATTAACTGTTACAGATGAATTAAGAATTGTTAATGAAGAAGCTGTTTCTGTATTATTAGCAGAAGTGACTTCAAGTAATAATGCTGTTTCACAATTTGAGGTGCAAGCCAAAAAAGCAAGTGATACTAATTATGTTAGTATGGGTAAAGGTGGTACTGGTCGTTATGAATTATTAAATGTTGAAGATGGTGTTGTTTATGATGTTAGGGCAAGAGCATTAAATGCTTTAAATGTTAGATCACCTTTTACAACTGATGCGCATCAAGTTGTGGGTAAAACAGAACCACCTGCCGATGTAACAAACTTTCAAGTTAATGTAATAGGAACAGAAGCGCATTTATCTTGGACACCTGTAGCTGATCTTGATTTATCTCATTATATTATAAGGCATTCACCATTAACTAGTGGTGCTATATTTAGTAATGCAACCACTTTAGTTGATAAAGTATCAAGACCTGCAAACACAGTAACAGTTCCTGCTTTAACAGGAACATATTTTGTTAGATCAGTTGATAAACTTGGACTAGCTTCAGCTAATGCAACAAGTAATGTTACTTTAATTGATGATATTAAAGATCTAAATTTAGTTGCGACATCAACACAACATCCTAGCTTTACAGGAACAAAAACAGATGTTGTAGATATTGGAAGTGCATTAGTTTTAGATACTGCATTATTTGATGATGTTACAGGTGATTTTGATGATGCATTAGGTTATTTTGATGGTGGTGCAGGTTCAGTTGTATCATCTGGTACTTATGATTTTGATACATTTATAGATGTTGGTGCTGTTTATACTAGCAGAATAACAGCAACTGTTCTTTCAGAACGTATTGATTATGTTGATTTGTTTGATGATGCTAGTGGTTTATTTGATGATCGTGAGGGTCAATTTGATGGTGATGTTTCAACATTTGGTGATGTTAATGTTGAATTACAGATAGCTAGAACAAGAGATGATCCGACTACTGGTTCACCAACTTATACTGCATTCCAAAAGTTTAATGTGGGTGATTATATAGGTAGAGGATTTAAATTTAGAGCAGTTTTAAAGAGTGCTGATTTAACAGCTACACCAAAAGTTACTCAATTATCGGTGACTGTAGATATGCCAGATAGAGTATATTCTGAAAAAGATATAGCTAGTGGAACAGACACAAATGGTAAAGATGTAACATTTACACCTGCATTTAAAGAAATCTCTGGAATAGGCATAAGTGCAAGTAACTTAACAAGTGGTGATTATTATGTTATAACAAATAAAAGTGCTACAGGTTTCACAATAGAGTTCTTTAATAGTTCAAATGCGACAGTTGATAGGACTTTTGATTATGTCGTAAGAGGTTATGGAGAATTAGCAGCATGAGGATAGAATATGTCACAAAATGATTTCACAATTGCCAATCAAGGTTTCCCGGCATTTAGAGCAGATTTAAATTCAGCATTACAAGCATTAGCATCTAATAGTTCTGGTGCAACCGCCCCATCAACAACATTCGCAAATATGTGGTGGTACGATAGTGCTAATAACATAATGTATATCAGAAACGAAGATAATGATGCTTGGA